AAGCTGTGTTTGCTGTAGCAACAGCCGCACTAATTGTTAATGGGTCGAGCATACATCTTAACTCGGCTTAGTAGGAAAGGTAACAGAAGACATATCTAGCGAACCATTACTTGAAAGTTTTGGAGATGCACTAGCTGGTAAATCTCTAAGCTGTTGTCTATAGGTTTTCCAGTTATCGGCAAGAGTTACATCAGAGTTTGCCATCCAATCTGTTTCGGCAAGTAATCTATCTCTTTCAACTCTCAGCAATCGCATAGGCTCTGCATTGACTAGCTCTGTCTTTTTATCGTTGACAGCTTTCCATGTAGTTCCAAAGTCTTTTGGGTCTGCACTTTCGATGCCTGAACCATTGCTATCTACTCCAGTAACCTTACGAAACATCTGGTTAAACTCTTCTTCACTTGTAGGTGTTCCTCTTAAAACCCACTCTGTAATACCTAATTCTGATATTGCTTGTGCTATTGTTGTCATTGTTTTATCTCCATCAATGTAAAGTTTGTCATGTTATTTGCACTATTGTCATTTATAGATACAGTGCCAGCACTTACTTTAAATGTACAAAAATATGCGATAGCACTCGTTGTGCTTGGGGAGTCTAGAAACGTATAAGTCTTAGTATTCCATGACTCTTGATAAACTGTGGATATTCCACCACTATAACCACTTAATGGTTTTGTCGTAGTTCCTCCAGTTGTTCTACCAAAATCCATATAAGCTGTATGTCCTCCACCAGACACTTCAGTACTAACAACAGCAATCAAAAATATTTTAGATGTACTAAATTTAGGAGTAATACTTAGAGTATCTCCTAGTTGCACAAAACTTGTAGATGTAGTTGCGTCCCTATCATCTGACACTCTACCATTTACAAATTGCACCACATGACCAGCTGGCATAGCAATAGTTCCAGCCGTTGTCTTACCCGTAATTGTATCGACTTTGAGTGTACTCATTGGGAAATCTCCAGTATCTTTAGACTGCTTGTAAAATATGAGCTAGGATTTATAACAGCTACACCACTACTTCCAATTGCATAAGGTCTACCAGTAAGTTTTACTGTTTTTGCATTAGTGTTAGAAGCATCCATAGAAACTTCTTTGTTCATCCTTACATAAACATTTGTATTTCCAGATGGTACGCTATCAAGAAGTTCATAGTCTTCTTGAGCATAATCAATATTTGAGCCATCAACATTAAAATTAATAGTGCATCCGTTATTGATATTGCCACGATAAATATTAATGCAAACACTACAATTCATTATTAGAAGGCTTGAAGCAAACTTTGGTGTAAAAGTAAGTGATGAACCTCCTATATCAGCATCTGAATTACTACTTAATGATGTGTTTGTCGTAAACTTTTGGAAAGTAGTTTGCACAACCATACCAGCTGGCATCTGCACAGTACCGCTTGCGGTCACTCCTTCAATTTTATCAGTTTTTAATGTTGAGGTCATTACTTACTCTCCAATGCTGTAACTTTTGTTTCCAAAGTTTCAATACGAGCCATAGCTTCTTGCAATGCTTTGACAGCTTTCATGTAAAGAATAGAATATTTTACTTCTTTCTGAGTGCCAGTTTTTTTCCAGTTACCCTCTTTATCAATCTCCTCTTCATCATTTTCCATTACTAACCCATTCATTCCAGCTTGCTCAACCTCTTGAGCAATGACACCTAACATATTTGGTTTATCTAATTTGTCTGCTTTGAAACTAAACTTTCTAACTCTCAATGCTTTGATGTCATCCCATTGCGTACTTGCGTCCTCAATGTTTTCTTTAATTCTTTCATCAGAAATAGCACCATAAGAATTGTTTGAATTTTTTACATTACCACTTGCCGCAACTGTAAATGTTGTTGCACTACCACCACCTTTGAAAGTATGTCTATTGTTTACTTGGTCACCAGCAATATTAGGCATATACATCAATATACCATAAGGATATCCGCTCGAATCTTGACCAGTAAGAGTATGAGTAGTGTTAATAACCGCTCGACCAGATGTTGAACTATTGATTGTAACTGTTCCACCATTTGAACCAACGCCTGGATTAAATTGCGTTTCATTATAACTATTTGTAAATCTAACTCTTTCACTACCTTGACAAGCGATACCTAGATTGTCAGCAGCTTGTCTAAACATTCCCATACCAGTATTGTTTTGAAAACCTAATGATGGATTTGTTGCACTGCCATCTCTAACTTGGAAAGCACCAGCAATATCAGCGTTAAATATTCCAGCAGTTATTTCTGAACCACCATCGTTAATTTGGAATGTAAGGTCTTTGTCGGCAACTGTTCCAGCTATTCGCAACTCATCATTTGTTCCAGTTATTTTACCAACATCTGTACCAGCTATTTTAATTTTAATTTGGTCATTTGTTGATAAATCAAGACCACTATCATTATCGCCAGTTTGATTGACTATTTCATCTACTTCAATTTTGCTCATACTACCACCAATATCCCAGACACAGTTACTGTTGCAGTAGTACCAATTGTTATCGGACCAGCGACAACTGCATTATTCGTTGCGTCTATTGTGAATGAATTATTTATTGTGTTTTCTACTTGGCGAATAACTGGTTCATAGCTAGTACCATCGCCTTGTTTCCCTATGCTATATTCTGACATTAAGTTATCTCCATTATTGACATAGTAACCGATACTTTGTCAGCAACAGAACAATCTATCTGTATCTTATCTGTAGTTTCTAAAACAACTTTACCACCAGCTAACATATTTATACTTTGTCCCACAGCAATAGGAACATTCTTAGCCAAAAATGTTGTTGTGTTGGTTGCTGTTCGACCACCACCAGATGTATCTGATACTAATTTTACTGATGCTGTTACTTGTGCAGTATGAATATTAGCCAGCATCAAACCAATAATTACAGTTGTTGTACTACTCGGTGTAGTATATAAGTCTTCTGGCGAACCAGCACTTGCTGGCATGACATCGTGACTTACTACCTTAAATGTATTTGCCATATTATTTCTCCTTTATCCCAACGCTATAGCAAGAGCTGTTGCATCATCTGTTGTTGCCGCTCCTATATCTGAAGCAACCTCAGAAGCACTTCTACCCTCAATAGAAGTACCATTTACTCTTAAGAAATCATCATCAGCTACACCAGATGTAAACGTAGCAACATTACCACTTGATATTCCTGATGTTGGAAGTTGCGATGTAAGAGCCAATGTACCAGTTGTTGCTGGCATTGTAAGAGTAATGTTACCACCAAAAGCAGAGTGAGCTGGTGCTTGTAGTTGTGCGTAATGAGCATTAGAGCTTTCGCAGTAGAACCGAATATAAGATTGCGTACCACCATTCTTTAAATCTATAGCACCAGTAGAAATATCTACATTACCATCGATACGAACAACACCAGCACCATTTGGTGTTATAGCTATGTTTCTATCACTTGATGATACAATACTATGTGTAACTACATCTAAGTTACCCCCTAATTCCGGTGTACTATCTGATGATAAATTACCAAATGCACTTGCCGCTTCCCAGCCACCAGACTTATACACCTTCAATTGATTAGCTGTCGTATCAAATAATAAATCACCAACATCGAGGGAAGAGCTTGGTTCAGAGGATGCTACTCTATATCGAGCCGCAAAATCATTTACACTAGATAGATTCGTTGCAACAGAATTTACATTAGAAATATCAGTAGCCACAGTTGATATGTTTGATATAACACCTGATGCATTGAGTGCCGCCATGTGACCTATAACAGTAGATGTTCCTAAGTTTGCCATTGCCGTTACATTAGATGATGTGCCAAGTAATCCCATATCCTCTACAACAGCAGATGTACCCAGCAATGCCATGTCAGCTATTACTGTACTTGTTCCAAGTAAAGCCATTGCGCTTACATTAGAGCTTGTTCCAAGTAAGCCCATGTCTTCTATAACTGCTGTTGTTGCAAGCAATCCCATATCTTCTACAACAGCTGAAGTTCCTAATAAGTTTATAGATGTTGCTACATTAGCTACACTCTGAACAGCAGTAATACTTGGTCCAGCTTCTGGTACACCAGTTGTAGCATTAAACGCAAGGACTGTGCCTTTTCGTGCATCTTGAAGAGGCAACTGTGTAGACACAGCTGTATCAGATTCTTGTAATCGTAACCCTCTGTCAGCAGTATCATCAACATCAGCATGTATTGCTATGATTCTATCCAGTTCTGTATTCAGAGAAGAAATATTAAAAGCTCCAGAAGTAGGAAAATCAGTAGTTCTCTCGAGAGCTATCGCCCTTATAATCACAACAGTCGAGCCACCAGTTGCACCAGTTACACTCATAGTAACTGTACCAGTTGAGCCATTACCCCCTGATACGGTGTAGTGAGTGGTTATTGTTTTTAGCGTATTATCTACAAAAACTTTTAAATCTGCATCTGCAAAGAACTCAAAATTAACTGTAAACGATGTCTGTGTCGCACCCTCAGATACAGCATACGATACTCTAGGTGTGTTATTTGAAACTGATATTGTCATGTTTTACCCCAATCTTCCAGCAATACCTCGGCTCATGTCGTTTACATAGTCTCTTAGAAACCATAACCTAGCTCCAGGTAAATTGC